GAATATAAAAGAGGCAACACTATGAGAGCATTAGTTTATGGAAATGGTGAATCTAGAAAAGATTGGAATGTAAATAAATCTTACAAGGGATTTACTACATGGGGGTGTAATGCAATTTACAGAGATTGTAAAGTTGACAATTTAGTTGCTATTGATTATGAGATACAACAAGAAATATACAAGTCTGGTTATCCAATTAAAAACAAATGTCATTTTGCAGATTGGTCAATACTAGAGGGTTTTGACCCAGAGTTTATAAAAGAAGGTTTTTCACCATTAAACATATTTGAAACACCAAAAAGAAATGATGGTGGTGGTTATGGTTGGTATGATAGGAAAAATTGTGTAGTTCAAGGAAAAGAATATGAAACTGCAGAAAAAAATTATCAACAAATGATTACCCAATTTCCACATTTAGATAAAGAAGATGTAAAAAGAAAATGTTTTAAAAATGTAGGTCTTTACATTACATGGGTAGAAGATAAAGATAAAGTAAACAATATAGAATTTCCTAGAAATTGGTGTGCAGGAGCATCTGCGCTACATTTAACATGTCAAGAAGGTGCAGATGAAGTATACATGTTAGGATTTGACCTAAGTGATTATGATGAACCTATTAACAATATTTACAAAGGAACAGATAATTACTTATCATCTGATTCAAAAGGATTTAATACTGATGAGTGGGTAAGTCAATTAATACAAGTGTTTAAAGAATTTGATGAAACACAATTCTATTGGGTAGTAAAAAAAGATGCCAGTCCTTTAGTTTGTAATAATGTGCAAAGTATTACCTATAAAGACCTTGACAAAAGATGTCAAATATAGTATAGTAGCAAGATTAACTATTATAAATAGTTATGTATTGAAAGATACACATATAAACATACGATAATATAATAACATACGGAGAAAAAATTATGTCATTAGATAGTCTAAAAAGCAGTGGGTCACTTAATAAGTTGTTAGATGCAGCAAAAGGTGAATCTGCTCCCCAAGAGAAAAAATCATATGTAGATGAAAGGTTGTGGAAACCAGAGCTAGATAAGTCTGGTAATGGATACGCAGTCATTCGTTTTCTACCTGCCGTTAGTGGCGAAGACCTACCATGGGCAAAAGTATGGAATCATGCTTTTCAAGGCCCAACAGGTCAATGGTATATTGAAAACTCTCTTACAACACTCAATCAGAAAGACCCTGTATCAGAACACAATACAGCATTGTGGAATACAGGTTTAGAATCTGACAAAGAGATTGCTCGTAAACAGAAAAGAAAATTACAATACTTCTCAAACATTTATGTAGTAAGTGATACGAAACACCCAGAGAACGAAGGTAAAGTATTCTTGTTCCGTTACGGAAAGAAAATCTTTGATAAGGTAACTGCAGCAATGTCACCAGAGTTTGAAGATGAAAAGGCAATCAACCCATTTGATTTTTGGGAAGGTGCTAACTTTAAACTTAAAATCAGAAAGGTAGATGGTTATTGGAACTATGATAAATCAGAGTTTGAAGACACATCAAAACTTTTTGAGGATGATTCTGAAGCAGATAAAGTTTGGCAAGCACAACACTCTCTTAAAGAGTTTACTGCGGCTTCAAACTTCAAATCTTATGATGAGTTAAAAACCAGACTAGATGCAGTCCTTTCTGGTACTGTAAAAGTTGGTAATGTTGCTGATGATTTAGATGATGCACCTGTTGCAAAACCTAAAGTTGATACAAAACCTGTGACTACAAAAGTGGAAACACCTGTAGTTGAGGAAGATGATACATTAGCATACTTTGAAAAACTAGCTGAGTAATCTATCGAGTGCCCCTTTCTTTAGGGGCACTTTTCTTGTATAATTCTATACAATCCTTATAAATACATACATGGCAAGAAGTAAATATATCCAAAGTGTCTTAAAGGCAGCAGGTGGTAGACCCAAATCAACACAATGGTTTCGTGAAAAAATCAAAGAATTTGGAACACCAAAGTCTGCTGATTTAATTCGTGATGGTAAAAGAACATCAACACCTACCTTTGGTCTACTAAATATGTTTATATATGACCCTAAACTAAAAGATAAATTACCATACTATGATACATTTCCTTTAGTATTACCTATTGAAAAATATAGTAATGGATTCTTAGGAATTAATATGCATTATCTATCTATGCCTATAAGAATTAGACTATTAGATAGATTGGTGGATTATAGTAATAATGATAAGTTTGATAGTTCTACAGAATTAAGAGTAGATTATAGTCGATTAAAAAAGATAGACTTAATTAAACCTTGTTTAAAAAGATATTTAGCAAGTAATGTTAAGACAGAATTTAGAAAAGTAGAGGCAGATGAATTTATGATTGCAACACTATTACCTGTACAAAGATTTAAGAAACAGTCTGATAGTCATGTATTTGCAAAATCAAGAGGAATGATATAATGGCAGTAGGAAGTTTTATAGAGGCAGCTGCTTCATCAGTTTTAAATGAATTATTGTCATCATTTCATGATGATAATGGAATGGCATTGCCGTCACGATATGAGGCAATATTTTTACCACCATCGGGTACATTAGGAACAGGTGGCCCTGGTGCGTCACAAAACTTATTTTCACAAGTATTGTTTGGTGACATAGGTAATCAAGAAAAAAAAGAAGTTGGATATCAATGTCGTGATATATCATTCCCAGGTAGAAATCTAACAACAACAGATGATACAAATTTATATGGGCCTACTAGACAAATCGTAGATGGTTTTAGTTATGGAGATATTCAGGCTTCTTTTTATTGTCACAATGACATGAGAGAAAAAACATTTTTTGAAAATTGGCAGAAACTTGCATTTAATCATCAAACATTTGCAGTAAATTATTATGATGATTATGTGGGTACTATACAAATATATCAGTTAGACCAAAAAAACAATAGAAGATATGGTGCTGAATTAGTAGAGTGTTTTCCAAAAACTATTGCTGAACAAAAACTAAGTGGTGATAAGGCTTCAGGTGTACAAACAGTAGATATAACATTTAGTTTTAGATATTGGAAAAATTTAACAGCTGAAGGTCAATTACCAAAACCTTTATTAGACAGATTGCAAGGAGTGCTTGCAAATCAAGTAGAAAGAACTTTATTAAATGGAATACCAAAAGTATTAAGAAGATTATAATAGGAGTGAAAAATTATGGCTTTACCAAAACTTGAAACGAAAACTTATACCTTAACCTTACCATCAACAGGCGAAGAAATTAAGTATAGACCTTTCCTAGTGAAAGAACAAAAAACATTGATGATGGCACAAGAATCAAAAGATAGTGATGAGGTTGTGGATGCAATGAGCCAACTTATCAAAGATTGTACTTTTGATAAAGTAGACCCAAAAACATGTCCACTATTTGATGCAGAATATATCTTTTTAAAACTAAGAGGAAAATCTGTAGGTGATAAAGTAACTGTAATGATAACTTGCCCAGATGATAAAAAAACTCAAAGAGAAATAGAGATTGATATATCAGAGGTAGAGGTTAATATGACAGATGACCATACAAGAGATATACAAGTAACAGATAATGTAAAATTGGTTTTAGATTATCCATTGTTAAATGATACAAAAGCATTTATAGCTAAAAAAGATGATAGCGTAATTTTTGATGCATTAGAATCATGTGTTAAAGAAGTACACTTTGGTGAAACTGTATATCAAAAAGTAGATATGTCTAAGAAAGACTTAACTGAATTTATTGATTCATTAGATACTGAACAATTTAGTAAGATACTAAAATTTTTTGAAAGTATGCCTAAATTAAGACATGTAATAGAAGTAACAAATCCTAAAACAAAAGTAACAAGTGAAGTTTTGTTGGAGGGTTTGGACAGTTTTTTAGAATAGGGCTCTCTCACGAGAGCCTAAAAAGTTACTACGAAAGTAATTTTGCACTCATGCAACATCATAAATACTCTTTAACAGAGTTAGAGAATATGATACCATGGGAAAGACAAATTTACATGGGTTTATTACATAATTGGATTAAAGAAGAAAACGAAAGAATAGAGAAAGAAAATCAAAGGATGAAAAACAATGTCTGAAACTGAAACTAAAAAGGTAAACATAGAACTAGAAGTAGACACCAATGTTGTAGATTCTAGTAAAAATCAATATCAATCATGGATAGACATGGCAAGAGCTGTGGATGCATGGAGAATATTTCCTAGATTATTTTTAACAGTATATATTGTATTACTTTACAAAGTAGTTATATGGTATATGAATCTTGGAGCTCCAACAATGGAACAATCTGGTTTAGTTAGTATTGTAGTTGGTGCAGGAGCAGCATGGTTTGGATTATACACAGGAACGAGTAAAAAATAATGGATGACTTTACCACAGTAGTAGAAGAAATCAGAAGAAGTAATGCTGAGGAAGCAAAACGAGATAAATATCGTTTAGAGCAGGCCACTGCACATTCTAAAAAAAATTCACAATTATTAGAGAAAGCACTTGATAGAGATATACACATTGATTTAGATGGTGTTGGTGATGTTGTTGGTGATGCAATTGATGACCAAACAGCTGCATTTGAAGTTACAGCAACAAAAGATGATTCTGATGATACACCGCCATCAGTAAAAGCAGAAGAAGATGATGATGATAAAAAAAATCAACAAACATTAGTAAAATTACTTGGTGGTATAGGTGACGGTATAGATAAATTATTTAATGATGCCAAAAACTTCATAGGTGATACACCTACAGTAATGCAGGCATTATTAGCAGCAGGTGGATTCTTTTTACTTGCAGAGTTTTTACAATCACCTATGGCTCAAGATATAATAATGACTATTTTTGATTCTTTAAAACAATTATTTGGTGACATAGCAACATTGTCACAAGATTTTACAGTAGGTGGTTTAATTGATTTAGTTAAGAATAATTTCCTTACACTTATTGGTATACTTACAGCATTTAAACCTAAGATGATGTTTAATTTAGCAAAGAAAGCTGTTATGGGTCTGGCAGGAATGTTTGATGGTGCTGCAAACTTCTTTAAAGAAGGTGGTATGGATAAAATATTAAGTAGTGTTGGTGGCTCACTTAAAGGAATGAGAGAGGGTTTAGGTAATTTTGCAAAATCTTTAAAAAGAAACTCTGCATTAGGAACTCTTGGTATGGAAGGTAGCATGGATAAAAAAATTAAAGGAGCATTTAAAAGTTTTACTACATCATTCGGTAAAGGTATGGACAGTTTTAATACAGGACTTAATAAATTAGGAAATGGTATTGCAGGAACATTTAATAGTTTAGGTAAAACATTATCAGAACCAGGCGGAATGAAAAAAATATTGAGTGCTGCTAAATTAGCAATGGGTAGTTATTTCGCAGCAATGAAAGCAACAATCGTAGGTTCATTTAAATTTTTACTAGGAATATTAATGGCAAATCCTATAACTGCAATTATCATAGGTATAGTTGCACTTCTTGCTGGATTGGCTACTTACTTTGGAGTATTTGACCCACTATTTGAAGCAGTAGCAAGTGTGTTTAGTTCAATTAAAGGTTTTTTTGTTGGATTATATAATTCTTTTGCTGACACATATCTAGGTAGAAAATTAGGATTAACACCAATGGTAGATGATACTGGTCCTACACCAGTGACCCCAGCACCTGTAAATACAAATACTCAAACAGCAGAAGTGATTGAGGAGAATGCATTAAACAAAACGGCAGCTAACATGAACACAGCTGATGGTGCACAAAATACTGTTGTAACTACTAATGCACCTGTGACCACTACTAATAACACTACTCAATCAAATATAAGTATTATTGATACTGATAGATTATTCAGACATTTAACA